CTAATACTGAACTAAAAAAGAAAGCAGACGCTAGAATAATTGAAAAAAGAAACGAAGAATCAAAAAAAATGTTTAAAAAAGTTGAAAGTAAAAAAGACGGTGGAAGAATGGGTCTTAAAAAAGGATCTAAATTTCCTGATCATTCTGGTGATGGTAAAATTACACAAAAAGATATTTTAATGGCTAAAGGTGTAATTCCAAAAACTAAATCCAAGTCTAAAAAGAAAATTATATAATGGCTAAACTTTGTGCAAAAGGCAAAGCAGCCGCTAAAAGAAAATTCAAAGTCTACCCTTCGGCGTACGCGAACATGTATGGTTCAGCAGTATGTTCTGGTAAAGTTACACCAGGTGGCAAAAAGAAAAGAAAAAAAGCTATGGGTGGTGGAATGATGGATATGACTAGAATGAAATATTTTAAAGGAGGACAAGTATAATGGCATTAAAAGAAAAAATTAAACAAATATTACCAGGAGATAGAAAAGAAAATAAAACTATTCCTGTATCACATTCAAAAGATCACCCAGATGTTCAAAAAATAGCAGACAAAAAATTAGATAAGATGAGAAAAAAAATGTTTGGTGGTGTAGGTATAGCAGGCGATAGTCTTAAAAAAAATAGAAAGATGCAAGCCAAAGCAGAAAAAGAAGCTAAACAATTTATGGACACACTTCAAACTATGAAGTCAAAAGATATGACTGAAAGAGAAGGTTCATTTGCAAAAGGTGGAAGAGCCGGATACAAGAATGGTTCTAAATGTAAGTTAGCCATGAAAGGCAAAGGAAGAGCTTACGGAAAGAATTCGTAATGCGTACACACTTTTCAAAGGGTGGTTTAAGACAATGGGTAGCGGAGAAATGGGTGGACATTGGAGCACCGAAGAAAGACGGCAAGTATCAACCATGCGGGAGAAGCAAAGGCTCAAAGAGAAAATATCCAAAATGCGTCCCACTTGCAAAAGCCACACGGATGACAAAAGGGCAAAAGGCATCTGCTGTCAAACGAAAGCGATCAGCAGGTAATCCTGGCGGTAAACCAACTAACGTAAAAACATTTGCATGAGAAAAGATTTTAAAAGAGGCGGTAGTCCAGCGTGGACAAGAAAAGAAGGTAAGTCAGAATCTGGCGGACTTAATCAAAAAGGTGTTGACTCTTACAGAGCCGCGAACCCTGGTTCTAAATTAAAAACAGCTGTTACAACGAAACCATCAAAATTAAAAAAAGGATCGAAAGCTGCAAAAAGACGTAAGTCCTTCTGCGCGCGTATGAAGGGGATGCGTAAGAGACAAAAGGCTAGTAATAATACTGGAGACGATAGATTATCTAAGTCACTTAGAAAGTGGAATTGCTAGTGAGAGATACGAAATCTTTAGAAGAATATTCTAAACAGAAAGAAAAAGATAAAAAACAAATGAACCTTTTTAAAGAATTAAAAAAAGAAGTTAATGTAGGTGCTAATGGTACTCAAGACTATGTTATTAAAAAGGGTGAAAACACAGGAAAGGTAGCAAAGAAATAATGCAATTAGAAACAGTAATAAATAAAACATTAAGATTTTTAGATTCAAGAATAGATCAGTTGTCAATGTCTGTAACATCTGGAGGGGTTGACAGTATGGAAGATTACAAGTATATAATAGGACAAATTAATGCACTGGAATCAGTGCGTCAGGAAATCTCTAACCTGCTAAACGATAAGGAGCACAATGAAGGAACAGTCATCGATATTAACACCAAATAATAAAATTATTGGTGTAAAAAAATCAGAGAAAAAAGAAGAGAAAGAACCTAACTTACCAAAACCTACTGGGTGGAGGATGATAGTTTTACCTTTCAAGATGAAAGAAAAAACTAAAGGTGGATTAGTATTAGCTGAAACAACTATAGAGCGACAGCAAGTTGCATCTCAAGTTGGTTTGGTTTTAGCTATGGGCCCACAATGTTATAAGGATAAGGAGAGATATCCCGAAGGCCCGTGGTGCAAGGTCAATGATTGGGTAATGTTTGCACGTTATGCCGGATCAAGGATCAAGATAGATGGTGGGGAAATGCGTCTGCTAAACGACGATGAAGTGTTAGCAACAATAGACAGTCCAGAAGATATATTGCATGAGTTTTAATCATAGGAAGGAGTAAACTATGCCAGACGAAGAAAAAAAGTTAGTACCTATTGATACATCAGGACCTGATGCAGAAATAGATATTGAAGAAGCAAAAGAAGAAGCCGTTGTAGAAACGGAAAACACGGAACAAGAAACAGGAAAAGAAGAACCAGTAAAAGAAGAAGCAAAAAAATCGGACGAAGAATTAGAAGACTACAGTAAAGGTGTACAATCTCGTATTGCGAAATTAACTCGTAAAATGAGAGAAGCAGAAAGAAGAGAACAAGCTGCTATAGATTATGCTAGAGGTGTAGAAGAAAAAAGAAGACTACTTGAGCAAAGGTTTGAAAAAACTGATGCTGATTATGTTAAGAAATTTGAGTCAAGTATCTCAACAGGTTTAGAAGCTGCACAAAAAGAATTAGCTGCTGCTATTGAATCTGGTGATGCACAGGCTCAAGTTGAGGCGAACAAAAGAATTGCAACACTCGCTTTTGAGAATGCAAAACTAGAGCAAGCCAAAGCTGGTAGAGAAGAAAAACAGGCTGAGAAACCTGTCTTATCTCAACCACCCGTTCAAACACGACAAATGGAAGATCCAATTAATCCGGATCCTAAAGCTGAAGCATGGGCTTCTCAAAACTCATGGTTTGGTACTGATAAAGCAATGACTTACACTGCTTTTGAAATACATAAGGATTTAACGGAAAAAGAAGGATATGATCCTAACTCAAATGAGTATTATGCAGAGGTTGACAGAAGAATTAAAGTTGACTTTCCACATAAATTTGGTACTACTAATAATAAGCAATCGACCGCTCCTGTTCAGACAGTTGCTTCTGCTACAAGAAGTGTAAAGCCTGGTCGCAAAACTGTGAGACTCACATCTTCACAGGTAGCAATAGCTAAAAAATTAGGTGTGCCACTCGAAGAGTACGCAAAACAATTAAAAACCACGGAAGGAGCGTAAAATGGAAAACGAAGATAAAAATACTTCTCGTGCGAACCAAACACGGTCAAAGTCTGAAAGACCAAAAGTGTGGGTTCCACCGTCATCTCTAGATGCACCCCCTGCACCTGATGGATTCAGGTATAGATGGATAAGAGCTGAAGTTGTAGGCTTTCAAGATACTAAAAATATAACTGGACGTTTAAGAGAAGGTTATGAATTAGTTAGATCTGAAGAAGTTGAAAATGCAAGTGATTACCCAACCGTTGAAGACGGTAAATACAAGGGAGTGATTGGGGTTGGTGGCCTTCTACTTGCGAAGGTACCTGAAGAGATCGCACAGCAACGTCAACAATATATGTCTGATAGACATAAAGAACGTAACGAAGCCGTAAACAACGACCTTATGAGGGAGCAGGATAGTAGAATGCCTATCAATGTTGATAGACAATCTCGTGTAACCTTCGGTGGTACTAAAAAGTAATTTTTTACATCACTGAATTTAATAAACCGTACTGGAGGCCCTTCGGGGCAGGTACATAAGGAGAAACAACTATGGCAAATAGAAACGAACAAGGTTTTGGTTTAGTTGCTGCAGGAACGCTTGGTTCAACACCGGCGACTTCTGGGCAAGGTAAATACAAAATCGATGCTGGCTATGCTACTACTATTTTTAATGGTGGTGCAGTAGCTTCTGCTGCTGGTTACATTGTTGAAGGTCAGGGAACTGATACTCCAATATTAGGTGTATTAAATGGAATCTTCTATAACGCGGCTACAACTTTGAAGCCGACGTTTGCGAACCATTACGTACAAGTAACCCCAGCAAACTCAGAGGATATCGATGCATTTGTATTCGATAACCCACAACAACAATACGTAGTATCAACTGACGCGGCAGTCGCTCAAGCTGGTTTTCTAGAAACGTATGACATGAATGTATCTGCTGGTAGTACAACTACTGGTAAATCTTCAGCTACTCTAGATATCGGCGACACAAGTGCTGACGCAGCTTCATGGAGATTATTAAGATCCGCAGAGGATCCTGAAAATGAAGATATTACTGCAGCTTTTGCTTCAGTAGTAGTAGTTGCTAATCTAATTGAGCTACAAAACTAATAGCAGAATAGGAGAACAATAATGGCTATATCACGATCACAACTAGTTAAAGAACTAGAGCCAGGTTTGAACGCACTGTTCGGCTTGGAATATAAACGTTATGAAAATCAGCATGCTGAAATTTATAACGAGGAATCATCTGACAGAGCTTTTGAAGAAGAAGTTATGTTATCTGGTTTCGCTAACGCACAAGTAAAAGGTGAAGGTGCTGGTGTTTCATTTGATGAAGCGCAAGAAACTTTCACTGCTAGATACACTCACGAGACTGTAGCTTTAGCGTTCGCAATCACTGAAGAAGCGATTGAGGACAACTTGTATGATAGACTTGCGTCTAGATATACAAAAGCTTTAGCAAGATCTATGAGTAACGCTAAGCAAGTAAAAGCTGTTGATCCATTAATTAATGGTTTCACAACTTTTAACTCAGGTGACGGTGTGCCTTTAATGGCAACTAACCACCCAACTGTAGCAGGAACGTTCGCTAATGAATTAGCAACTTCTTCTGACTTAAACGAAACTTCATTAGAGCAATCAATGATTGACATTGGTAAAATGACTGATGAAAGAGGTTTAAGAGTTGCAGCAAGAGGATTGAAAATGATCATTCCTTCTGAGCTACAATTTACAGCTGAAAGACTTATGAAGTCTCAAGGTAGAGTTGGAACAGCTGATAACGATATCAATGCAATCGTATCTATGGGTATGGTTCCTCAAGGTTATAGAGTGAACAACTACCTAACAGATGCAGATGCGTTCTATATCTTAACAGACGTGCCTAACGGTATGAAAATGTTCAACAGAGCACCATTGACAACTGCAATGGAAGGCGACTTTGACACTGGTAACGTAAGATACAAAGCTAGAGAAAGATACTCTTTCGGAGTTTCTGACCCTAGAGGTATTTTTGGTTCGCCAGGAGCGTAATCAATAATTTTTGTGGCGGGACATAGTCTCGCCACAATTTAAAAATAGAAAGACAAAACCATGACAAAATTTATAGTAAACATTTGGGCGTATAATCATCACGCTAAATTTAAAGTAGAATCAGAAGATTCCCCAACTAACCTTGAACAATCTATCCTTGACAAACTTGGAGAAAACAGTATAGTTTGGGAAAACCTTGGAAATAGTTATAATGACAAGGTAAATAGAATAACCTATGAGGAGGTTATAGATGATACAAGACCTATACAAAGCAAAAAGGTCCTTGGAGTTGAAGTGGGAACAGGAGCATCTAGATAATAATAGATACACTCTTGAAATGGTCAGAATCGATGACAAAGTAAAAAAAATCATCACTGACATTAAGCTGGAAGAAGCAGCAATTGCCCATAGACAGAACAATGTTGAAAGTTCTGCTCCAGAAGTTTCAGTAGCTACTTAATCAAAAGCTACATCGTTGGAAAAAATTCACTCCACACTACAGGCTCTCTTGCACTCTATTAAAAACTAGTATATACTTTTGCCACTATACAAAAATTAATATTCTGCATGGACGTAGTATAGTCGACGGCCTAGAGACCATGTGGGATACAACTAGGAGAATAATCATGGCTAAAACACTATTTAGAGGACCAGTACTGCAAGGTAAATTTAACGAAGCAGGTTTAACTGGATTTAATCTAGAAAACAAAGCAGCTAACTACACAGTTACAAACGCAGATTCTGGTAAAACTTTTACATCATCTACTGATGGTGTGGTATTTACTTTACCTGCAATTTCTATTGGAAGAGTATTTACTTTTGTAAATACAGGAACTGATGGAGCTAACACTTTAACTATTAGCCCAAATGCTAATGATGGTATTTTGTATGCTGGATCTTTAACAGACGATAAAGATGTTATTAATACAAAAGCTACATCAAAAGTTGGTGACTTTGTAGTATGTGCATCTTTAAACTCAACAGCTCATTGGACGATTGTTGATGTACAAGGTGTATTTGCAAAAGAAGCATAATAAATAATTATTGTGGGGCTTAGGCCCCACATATTAATTTTAAGGAGAAACAATATGTCATCAGACCAAAAATTTACAACACTTACAGCTGACGGACAGGTGAAAACTTTTTCGGGAGGATCTATTAATATTGGTCCTGCTAGAGTTACATACATTCAAGCTACAGGAGTTACAAATATAAAACTTTACGATGCAGCGACTGCAACTGGAAATATTGTATTTGAATCTACTTTTGGAAGTGAAGGACTAGATATGTATATGCCTGGAAACGGAATTAGATTTGAAAATACTATCTATGCAGATGTAACTGGATCAGGATCTGTTACTATCGGATACACTGGCTAGGAGGCTAAATGGCTAACACAACCTCTGGAACAACTACATTTGATAAAACTTTTTCAGTTGATGAAATAGTAGAAGAAGCTTTTGAGCGAATAGGTATTCAACAAGTTTCCGGTTATCAATTAAAAACTTCTAGACGATCATTAAATATAATGCTTCAGGAATGGGGCAATAGAGGTATTCACTATTGGGAAATAGGAGAACTTGATTTAGATTTAATACAAGGTCAAGCTGAGTATAAATTTTTTAGATCAGCTGCAGATGGTACAAGTGCTACATCAAATCCAAATGGTGTTTATGGAATGTCCGATGTCCTTGAAGCACAATTAAGATCTAATAGAACCGCAACAGATCAATCAGACAGTCCTATGACTAAAGTTGATAGATCAACATATGCTGCTTTTTCAAACAAACTATCTCAAGGTACACCTAATCAATATTGGGTACAAAGATTTATCGATCATGTTAGTATTAGTGTTTACCCTACACCTGATTCAACTAATGCATCTAAAGATATGCATTTTTATTATATAAAAAGAATTCAAGATATTGGATCTTATACCAATGCTACAGATATGCCTTTTAGATTTATACCTTGTATGGTTTCAGGTTTAGCTTATTATTTATCTATGAAGTATGCTCCACAAATGACTCAACCAATGAAATTATTTTATGAAGATGAATTTCAAAGAGCATTACAAGAAGATGGTTCAGCTTCAAGTACATATATTACACCAAAAGCTTATTACCCAGGAACTTAATGTCTAAGTACGCAACAGGAAAACATTCAAAAGCTATTTCAGATAGATCAGGCATGGAATTTCCATACAAGGAAATGGTCAGAGAATGGAATGGTTCGTTTGTTCATTACACAGAGTTTGAACCTAAACAACCACAACTTCAACCAAAAGCAATTGGTGGTGATGGTATTGCATTGTTACAAGTAAGACCTGACAGAACAGAACCA